CTCTTGGGACATTAGACACAACGGTTACGCCGCCAACAAACTGCAATACTGCTTCGCTTTTTACAGGGTTTGGAACTGGCACGATTTCATCCCTTAGATATTTTAAAAAACGGCTGACAGACGCAAAGCTCCAAACGCTCACGACATGATCGACTACCTCCTAAAATTCCCAAGCAAAGCCATCGCAGAACAGTTCGGCATCGCCAGCGGTTACGCAGTGGACAACGAGGGTGTTGTCGAGACAACCCTAGCAACCCACGAATACGCCTTGCATGAGATCGGTGAGTATAACGGGACTAACTTCTGGGTTCTCTTCCGAGACCTCGTAGGCATTCCGATTCCCGAAGGTGCAGATGAGTTCATCTATTGGGCATCCGCAACGGAGACTCCTAGACCTACCGAAGACCCAGATGTTCCCAACCTCTTCTGGGCATAACTAACCTAACATGACAGCCCAACAAACTTATTCGCGACTTGAAGGTCTTCGGTATTCTTACCTAGATCGCGGTCGCACATCATCACGACTTACGTTGCCCTACGTCCTACCAGAGGAATCCTTTGGTCCACACAGTAGGCTCAACACACCCTTTCAGAGCGTTGGAGCGCGTGGAGTAAATAACCTCGCCAGTAAGTTACTGTTAGCACTCCTGCCACCCAACGCTCCGTTCTTTCGTCTCCAAGCAGACACCGCTGAGTTAGCCAAATCAGGAACACCTGAGGAAGTCCTTAGCGAAATCGAGAACTCCCTACAGCGCGTAGAGGATCTTGTGATGAGCGAGATTGCCAAGGAGGCATACCGAGTAGCTCTCCACGAAGCCCTGAAGCACCTTATCATCGCGGGTAACGCTTTGCTGTATATGCCAGAGGAGGGTGGTCTTCGTGTGTTTAACCTTAACCGCTTTGTCATTGATCGTGATCCTATGGGTAACGTCCTTACCATCGCAACAAAGGAAACCATTTCGATGAAGGCTCTTGATCCAGAGATCCATGCTCTCCTTGAGCTACACGGTGCTTCCGAGAACGAAGCCATGGAGGGAGATGTCAATCTCTACACAAGCATTGTCCGCAAAGGGGATATGTGGGAGATCACGCAGGATATCAACGGTGTTGCTCTTCCAGACTCAGGAGGCAGAGTTCCCCTTAATCAGTTACCCTATATCCCCCTGAGGTTCTCTAGGATCGACGGTGAGTCCTACGGTCGCGGCTACGTTGAGGAATACCTAGGTGACGTTCAGTCCCTTGAGGCTCTTACACAGGCTATCGTTGAGGGTTCTGCGGCTGCTGCCAAGGTTCTCTTTCTTGTTTCTCCCAACGGAACCACACGTGCCAAGACGCTTGCCGACAGCCCTAACGGAGCCATTGTCCAAGGTAATGCTGCTGACGTAACCACACTGCAAGTAAACAAGTTCAACGACTTCAGGGTTGCCCAGATGACTATGGACGGCATCAAGGATCGCCTAGGTGCTGCCTTCCTGCTTACCAGTGGTGTTGTCCGCAGTGCTGAACGTGTGACAGCCGAGGAGATCCGTATGCTTTCACAGGAGCTTGAGAGTTCCCTTGGTGGTCTCTATTCGTTGCTTTCAAACGAACTCCAGCTTCCCCTTATCGAGCGTCTTATGTTCGTGATGGCAAAGAACAAGAAGCTTCCTAAGTTACCTAAGAACCTTGTGCAACCTGTGATTGTTACGGGTGTTGAAGCACTTGGTCGTGGTAACGATCTCAACAAGCTTGACCAGTTCCTTGCGGGTGCTGCACAGGTAGTAGGACCACAGGCTGTTGCACAGTTTGTAAACGTCCAAGAATACTTTAAGCGTAGAGCTACAGCCCTTGGTATCAAAACCATAGGGTTAATCAAAACCCAAGAGCAACTTGCTCAAGAAGCACAACAACAACAAGCTTCCATGATGGCTGAGAAAATGGGTCCTGCTGGAATTAAAGCCTTGAGCGATCAATACAAACAGGCTAATAGTCCTGAACAACAGCAACTAAATGCTGCTCAACAACAACAGGAACAATAACATATTATGGCTGAATTACACACCACCTCAATTAACGAACCCACCGAACGGGAACAGATGACCCTAGAGAAGCAGGGCGCACTTATGGACGAAGCCAAGGCTGCGCTCGATAACGCCCCTAAGTCTGTTCTGGGAGATGTTAATGATAACAACGAAGAGGCTCCCCTTGACGAACGCCCACAGTGGCTCCCAGAAAAGTTTGAGTCACCAGAGGAGCTTGCCAAAGCATACGCCAATCTGGAGAAGCAGTTCCACACCAAGGATCGTGAAGAGACTAAGCAACAGGTGAACATGGAGCAGACCGCTGTTCAGTCACGTGTTGGTGATGCTCTTAATGCTGCCAGCAGTGAATACGCAGAGCGCGGCGATCTTACTGAGGCTTCCTATGCTGCCCTTGAAAAGAACGGTATCTCCCGTGAGCTTGTGAAGACCTATGTTGACGGATTTAAGGCTTCTCAGGAGGCTAATACAAACGCCATCATGGACGAAGTTGGTGGACGAGATAACTACGCAGCGATGACTGAGTGGGCTTCAGGTTCCCTTACGGACAGCGAGCTTGCCACCTTTAACCGTATTGTTGAATCCAACGATCCTGACTCAGCCAAGCTGGCTATCAAGGGTCTCTACTCGCGTTTCCTTTCAGACGGCGGCTCCCCTGTTAAACTGATGCAGGGTCAAGTAGCTGGTGGAGGTGTTACCCCGTTCAACTCTAATGCTCAGATGGTTGAGGCAATGAAGGACTCTAGGTATTCCAAAGATCCTGCTTATCGCGCTCAAGTAGAAAAACGAATCTCAATCTCACGACTTTAAAAAATCATGCAAATCGTATCCTATTTCCTAGACAACGCAGGAGTCATCATACAGGCTCTTACTGCAATCGTTACCGCTGCATCACTTATCAGCGCACTTACTCCTACCCCCAAGGATGATGGCTTTGTTAAGTTCCTTGCAAAGGTAGTTGATCTGCTGGCAATTAATGTCGGCAATGCTAAGAAATAAAAATCTCATTCGTGTGTTATATGGTGTTAGTAAGTCTCCTAGTAAAGGTATTTTGTGTTTTCCCTAAGCTAGGGGACTTACTTCTCACTGTCTTTGAACAATATGAAGAAGAGCTTCTACGTCGTTCTTACAATGAGCATTCTAAGTCTATCGATGACTGGATGCGCTCCGACGATAAAACAGAGTAGGATTCCAAATTTCATTGAACGCCTTAAACAAGAGCAGTTCACAAAAAAACAAAAGGTCATCGTAGGTGATATGCTTCACTACATAAATGACCTCGAAACAGATCGCTGATGGTTAGTTCAATAGAGAACCCGAAGTTGTCTTCGGCAATGTGGGTATCGAATCCCACACCATCGCCTTCCCCCTTTCTCATCCACTAACGGATGGAAATCGTCCACAGAATAAAAGGACGACAATCACACAAAGCTTACAAAGCAGGAACTAGACCCAGTGCGCTGGACAATCAACCGTTCTCTTTAACGAGTATAAAGGATAGTCGAACAGAATAAAAACACGGACATCGCTTGTTAAACAACTAAAACTAAAAAGAAACTAATTATATGGCTAATGGTGCTACTACCCCGTCCAACCTAGGACAAATTAACGGTGCAGGAGATCGCGATGCGTTGTTCCTCAAAGTCTTCTCTGGAGAGATCCTTACGACCTTCGAAGAGATGAACGTGATGAAAGATCTGCACATGGTGCGGACGATTCAAAACGGCAAGTCGGCTCAGTTCCCTGTGACTGGTATCGCAACTGCTAAATACCACACTGCTGGTCAGAACATCGCTGATGCGGATGCTGGCTATCTCAGTGGTATTAAACACGCAGAGAAAATCATCACTATCGATGACCTTCTTGTTGCTTCCACATTCATTGCAAACATCGACGAACTCAAGAACCACTACGATGTCCGTAGCATTTACGCTAAGGAACTTGGTAAGGCTCTTGCGAAGCGTTTCGACATTGCAACCATGAAGACCCTTGTGGCTGCTGCGTTGACCTCCACGCCTTCCATCACTGGTGGATATGCTGGAACTAACCTCACCTCCAAACTCAGTGCTACCCCGTTGGCTTCTGAGCTTGTCGATGCGATCATGCTGGCTGCTCAAAGCCTTGATGAAAAGGATGTCCCTGAAGATGAGCGTTTCGCCATCCTTAAGCCTCGCGACTACTACACGCTGCTTGGTTCGGAAGAGTCCGCCATCAACCGTGACTTCGGTGGCGTAGGTGACGTAGCGACTGGCAAGATCCCAACCATCGCTGGTATCCGTATCTACAAGTCTAACCACTTGGCTACTGTTACTGTTGCTTCTGGTTCGGCGGATGCTGACGATGCAAATGCCAAGAACGATGTATTCGGTGCTTCTGGTGTCGGTTACAACGCTACTGACATTTCCGCTATCGAGATGCTTGTTGCTCACCCAAGTGCTATCGGCACTGTGAAGCTTCTTGATCTTGCCACCGAGTCCGAGTATCAAATCGAGCGCCAAGGCACTCTGTTTGTTGCTAAGTACGCTATGGGCCACGGTGTCCTGCGTCCTGAGGCTGCTGTCACGATTGGCTAAACTAAATTAGCCTCTTTCTCATTGGGTTCATTCCTGTGGGAAAGAGGCTTTCCTTGTTTGGGATTTACACCGTAGATCAAG